TGCGTCAGGGACTCTGCCCTGTAAGGCAGGGCCCATGTGGTCGTCTTGGCATCGGCGTCGTATTCGCCGTTGCTCACCCTGATGGGGCCAGGGGTCGCAGCTGTCGTGCTGACCATGCGGTCGAGGAGCATCGGCGAGCGGCCGTTGACTTCTGTGGCGCTGTCCCGTGCCGACAGCTTCTCCAGCCACACCTCACCATCGGGGTACTGGATCACCACATACAGCGTCTCCTGCACGCACACGATCTGCAGGATTCGCTGCGCACTGGAGAACCGCCAATAGCTCCAGCTGCTTTGCTCGCGCTGCATCCCTTCGCCCACGTTGCGAGAGAAATACTTGAACACATAAATGTGATTGCGGAAGCCAAACTTCTCGGAGATTGCGAACCACGAATAGCCCGTGTCGTTTGCCGCCAGCCGCAGCACTTCGTTGGGAACATAGCTGCTTACATAGCTGGTCAGATCGGCAGCATCAGCCACCAAAGCCGTTCCAGCACCACGGATGCTGAACTCGCGGAACTGCGACCACTCGCCGTTTGCCTGGCAGAACACAATCGCGCCAGCAACCGGGATCGGCCTCACATCTGGGTCGATCTCGTACTGCGTGAGCACCGTGATCTGCGCCGTCGATGGCGTCAGCGCTGCCGCTGATGCGTTAAACCGAAACTGGATCTGATCGGCAAAGATGATCAGCTCGTCTTGATACGGGATCGCATGGCGGAGCAGCGCCACGCGGGGGTTGGTGGCCGTGATGTCGATGGGGTCGGTGTCCAGAACTGCTGTTGCAGTCTCTGGGAAGAACTCAAAGAAATCCCGCGATCGGCTGAGAATGATGTTCTCATCCGCCAGGAATCCCAGGCGGTTCTTGAACACGAACACATCTTGAATCGGGTGACCGATGAAGCCCGGGTCGGGCGACGAGTCCAGATTGCCTGCTGTGCGCTGCCCCCAGGACGGGATCTCCACTTCTTGCGTGACCGTGCCATCGGCCGGGCCAAACAAGAAGGTCCCGTTGGGCCTCCGCACCAGCACATGGGGCATGGTGCTGGGGTCGATCTGGTACGGCACCCCCGGCGCAACGGTTTCTTCCCACTGCCCCTCGCCAAACACACCACTGCGAGGCGCAAAGGCAACGTGGTAGCCATCGAACTTGTTGCTCGGGTCGCCGACCACCTCCACCTGGTAGCCCCCGGGGGCGATGGTGGGCAGGTCGGTGAACGCCTGCACCGTGTTGGTGATCGCGGTGATATCGCTGTTGGAGCGGGCGTCCGCCGCCTCGATCGTGATGGGCCTGTCGCTGCGGATCCACAGAACTGAGCTGCGGCGGGCGATCTCCACGTTGTTGACGCCCAACAGACCCTGCCGCAACTGTCTGGCAATCTCGGCGGCCGAGATCCGGTTTTCAGTGACCTCGCCATTGCCATCAACCACCACCGCCTGCACGGCGGTCTGCACACTGACCAGCGTGCCGTTCAGGTTGACCTCGTAGGTCTGCCCGTAGTTCGCCGCCTTAACCCACACCAGGCACTCATGGGGAAAGGGTCGCGGCGTGGCTGGCGCCAGGGCGGCCGTCATCGCCGGCTTGACCTTTGTGTTGCTGATGAAGGTGAAGTCCGCAATCGTCGCGGCTCGCAAGTCTGTGCGAGCGTTCGCGCCTGACGCCAGGTAGCCATAGCCCTCCGGCGCCACCACGGTGCGCTCGGCGCCCGTGAGCTGCTCAAACACCTGCACCCCTGTCCGGCTGATGACGACCATGTATTGCTCCACCTGGTCGCGCTGGATGTGATGCAGTATCACGTTGCCCAGCGAGTTGTCGCTGATCTTGGCCAGGGCCTGGCTGCCCTCACGCTTCCGCAGCCCCTCGCTGAGTGAGCTCACCCCATTGATCTGCTCATCGGCCTGGGTGGGCTGGCGCTGAGCATCCGGCTGCTGGCTGACACCCTGGATCAGGTTTGGGATCAGGTAGCTGATCAGGCTCACAGGAACACACCCCCCATGGCCCGATCGGTCAGACCCTCGGCGGGCTGGAAGGTGGGGAACCGCTTGCGGCCGGTGATCATGTTCGGCGCCTCCTGGGTGTTCTCCACCCGCAGCAGCTCGATCAGCGCCTGCTGCTCATCCGCCAGGGTGTACTGCACCCCGCTCACATCGCCGATGGTGCGGGCGCTGAACACCCGGGCAGCGCGGATCAGCGACCAGCGGTTGTAAGCCTCGGGGCACTCGTCCCAGGGCAGCAGCCACACCACATCCGCCTTGAGCTGGGCGACCGGGATCTGGTAGCTGCGGCTCTCCTTGTCGTAGACCCGCTGGCCGCGCAACTGGTAGCGGTGCTGGAACTCGTAGGGGTCCGGCTGCCAGCTGATCACATTGGCGGGCAGCACGATCTCGCCGCTGCTGCTGCGGGCGAAGGGGTACTCGCGCTCGCTGTTCCAGCTCCAGCCGCGGGTCTGCCCCTCCTTGTGCATCTCCAGGATGGTGGCCTCTGCGGTGCGGGCCTCCAGCACCTGCTGGTTCTCGAGCGTGGACACCGGCTGCTCGCCGATGTTCATCAGCACGATGTTCACCGCCTCCAGCAGGGTGGTGCGGCCTGGCGTTGCCCATTGGTTCGTCAGGCCCATGTCTCTGCAGCCATGCAGACCAATGCTATCGGCAGCCATGAAAAAGCCCCACCCGAAGGCAGGGCCGTCGAACGCCTCACTCCGAAGGAAGTCTACGGGACCTCGATCACGGCGGCACACTCGGCGCGGAGCGGAGCCATGCCGATGGCCATCCGCGCAACGAACAGCTGAGCCTGGTAGACCACGTTGTAGTCACCACCGGGGGCGGTCATCTGCAGCTGGGGGCGGCGGAGATTCAGGATCCCCATCGCGTCCTTGTGGAAGATGATTGCCCGGCACTTGGTCAGGTTCTGTGCGTACTCAGGGTTCCGGTCGAAGGTCTGGAGGGTGTAGGCGGGCTGGGTGACATGGTTAGACCACGTCACCGGCAGGCCCTTCACCCTGCCGATCGTGCCGGCTGAGTAGGCGCCACTGACAACGCCAGAGTTGAAGTCAGCGTTGATGATCTTGGATCCTTCCGTCAGAAAGTCGAACTCCTCGGGCGCGACCACGCACACGAAATCTTCGACCGGCACGTCCTTCTTGCGAAGGGCGACCACGACATCGCCAATGGCCTGGGCCAGCTCGTCGCCACGGGCCTGCTTTGAGGCAGTGGCATAGCCGGCGGAAAGGGTCTTGGTGAAGCCGGTCCGGCCGTTGTTGCGACCACCTTTCGCCAGGGGCTCAGTGGACTTCTTGGCCGAGGCGTAGAGGATCCTGGCAGCACGTTGATCGCGCTCCCAGCCCAGGGCCTCGCCCAGTTGGTGCATGAAGTCCTGGCGATACTCAACGTCCTCCATGAGGTCGTCGAGGTCATAGATGGTATCCGGCGCGATCAAAAGCCCATCGAGGTTGATGAGCGTCTCGTTCCGGTCCGACGGTGCGTTACTGGGGTTGGGGTTGTTGGCGTCGGTGGGAACGTTGGTGATCGCCGTGCCAGGGGTGTGATACCCAGCAATTCTTCGGCCGGTGATCTTGAATCGGGCGCTGTGTCCACCCTTGATACTCCGGTTCTTCACCTTGTCGGCGAACACCAGCTTGCGATCGAAGGCGGTCAACACCTCCTGCATCGACAGCTTGAGGAATAGGGCGTAGTTGTCTGCGGCGTTGCCCCTGATTTGGCCAAGCCGCGATGGCGTGATAAGCGTCACTGCAATGTGTGCGGTGAGCCTCTGCTATCTCGACGGGTTCGCGGTCAGGGTGTCGGCCTAGGCCGGCCTGTGCTCTGCGTGAGTGCAGACGTACTCATGCACACCTTCTACACGAAAATTGGAGACCGTGCAAATTTCGCGTCGATGTAGCGGCGATACTTCTCATCCACCAGATACCGCTTCTTGCCGCCCTTGGTCAGCGCTTCCTTGGCCTCTGCCGCTTCTGCCTCGGTCTCGAACACATCCAGGGCAGGGTTGGCGGTGCCGCCGCTGGCCATCACCAGGGCCGGCTCCTTGTCCGCCGTGGCGGCCTTGCTCTGCAGCCAGCGCACTGCCGCTCGGGCCGCAGCCGGGTTGCCGGTGTTGACGGCCTCGTTGTAGTCGGCCAGCTCGGCCTCGCTCAGGTTGGCCAGGGCCCACTGGCTGAGCTCGACGAACTTGGCATCGCCGCCCACCTCGACGCGGATCGCCGCGGCGTCCTCATCACTCAGGCCGGCAGTGGCGGGCTGGGCCTCGGCCGGACGATAGGCCGACTCGTAGCGCTCGATCAGCGCCTCGGGCAGGCCCAGGGCCCCGGCCAGCTTCTGCCGCATGGCGCTGGTGTCCTCGCCCCGCTGCACAGCGGCATCCCACTGCGCCAGGTCGACCCCCTCCTGCTCGGCGGCGGCCACCACGGTCTCGCCGTAGCCGGCCACGGCCTCCTCGCGGGTGAGCGTCTTGACCTCGGCGGGCTCAGACTCAGCTGTCAAGGATTCCTTGACGGTTGAATCAGCCCGCTGGCCCAGCTTCTTCTGCAGCTCAAGGTGGGCCTTCTCCAGCTCCTCCTGGGTCTTGTACTTGCCGGCCAAGAGGCGCGGCTGCTGCTCCTGCTCGGCCTCCACCTCGTCGCCCTGCACCTCCAGGGTGGCGAAGTCAGGCGCAGCGACCGGGGCGGGCGGCTCCAGCGTGCCGGCGGCAAGGGCCCGGTCCTCCTCGGCGATCTCCTGCAGGAAACCAGCCAGGGCGTCCTTGTCGTAGCCAGGGCCGGCCAGGGCCAGCTGGTCGGGGGTGGGCTGGATTGGGGTGGCGGTCATTGGGCGGGTTCTTCAGTGGGTTGTTGCATGTCCTGAACGGTGGCCGCGGCGGTGGCCAGCTTCTGCGGATCCGCCACTGGCGATTGCAGCAGCGCCTGCTGCTGGGCGGCCTGCCGGGCAGCGTCCTGCTCCTCCTCGATCTGCTGCTGGGTCTTGATCAGCCCCACCGTGTCGATGCCCATCGCTGCTGCCAGCCGGCTGATCAGCTCGGTGGGCATCAGGTATTGCAGCGTGCCCTCGGGGGTGATCGTCTGTTGCAGGATCTGCATGAAGCGGGCGTGGCGCTCGAGGTCGTTGCCCCGGCCCACGGCTGCCAGGCCCACGCTCACCACCGGCTTGATCGAGTCATCCGGCAGCGGCGGCAGGCCGCCGGCCTTGGTGAGCAGGTGCAGCTTGCGGCTGATGTAGGGGTACTGGAACTCGGTCGTGAGGATCGAGTAGACGCTGCCCAGGCTGTTCTCGATCTGCTGGGCCTGCAGCCGCACCTCCTCGGCGGTGGTGCGCTCGCTGTCGCGGATGTCGCTCAGCATGAAGGCGGTCGCCAGCCGGGCCTGCACCCGCTGCAGCCGCTGCTCAGCCACGGCCAGGTCGCTGCCCTTGCCCACCTGCACGGCGGTGATGTCCTCCGGGTTGCCGGTGAGACAGGCGCCGTTGGCGGCCTCGTTGAACTGCTTGGCGGTGACGGCAGCGCCGGGCTTGGCCAGGAACTTCACCATGGCTGACACCAGCGCTCCCTCGGTCAGGGCCCGGGTGAGGGCGTTCGCGGTCTGCAGGTCCGCCATGCACGCGGCCTCGACATAGCCGGGGCTGTAGTCCTCGGCGTCGATGCGGAACATGCGCAGCGGGATCCACGGCGCCACGTCGCGGTCTGCCCTGCCATCGCTGCCCTCGATGCGGCGCCCCTTCAGCTCCTGATACCAGCGGCACTTGTCCTTCTCCCAGCGGACGTGGGTGTAGACCCTGACCATTCGCTCGTCGGGCTGCTCCTCCCGCCCGCCGCCGGGGAGGTCCTCGTAGGCGGCATCCATCGGCTCGGCCTTGTCGAGGATCTCGCGGGCCGCCTCGGGCAGCTCATCCGCCGGGATCCGCTCGCAGGCGATTGCTTCGAGCGGCTTGCCCATCGGGTCGCGCCGCAGGACATAGCGGTAGAGGTTGAACACCTTGCACCCTTCCTCGGGCACATAGGCCATGCAGTTGCCGGCCACGATCAGGTGCAGCAGCGCCTCATGCAGCGCGGTGCGGTCGTTGCTGGTCTCGATGCTGCGCAGCACCGCACGTTCCATCAGGCCCAGGGTCTTGTCGATCTGGGTCTTGAGCTCAGCGATCTGCTCGGGGCCCATCCCCATTGCTGCGGCTTCCGCCTGCTGGCGGGCAAACTCCATGTCGTCGTGGACGAACCGGAAGAAGCTCTCGGTGGGCGGCAGCAGGGCCAGCAGCAGCCGGCTGGCGATGTTGTGGACGCCCCGCTGGCCGATGCCATCCCACGGGTGCTGGATCTCCTCCATCGACTGCGGTTGGGGTTCGCCATCA